TCGTCACGATCAACGCGAAAGGCCTGACGACTTCAATCACGACGGCTGCGGTCATTGCGCCGGCCGGAACGCTCTCGGGCAACACGCTCGCAGCCGGCGTCACAGCTTCATCGCTGACCTCACTCGGGACGATTGCGAATCTCACCGCGACGGCCGGAACCGTTGCGAACGCTCCGAGCGGTTCGACCGACATCGCAAACAAGCTTTACGTGGACACCGTCGCGCAAGGACTCGACGCAAAAGCCTCGTGCGTCGCAGCCACCACGGCGGACATCACGCTGAGCGGAGCGCAGACAATCGACGGCGTGAGCATCGTCGCGGGAAATCGCGTGCTGGTCAAAAATCAGAGCCTTTCGCAGAACAACGGCATTTATCTCTGCGCCTCGGGATCGTGGACACGCACGACCGACGCGAACACGTGGGACGCGCTAACCTCGGCTTTCACATTCATCGAGCAGGGCACCTTAAACGGCGACTGCGGTTTCGTCTGCACGGCCAACGCCGGCGGCACGCTCGGCACAACCGCTCTGCCGTGGTCGCAGTTCTCGGGCGCAGGCACGTTCACCGCCGGCACCGGGCTGACGCTCACCGGCTCGGTCTTTTCGCTCACCACACCGGTCGCAGTCGCCAACGGCGGCACCGGTCTGACGAGTCTTGGGTCTGGTGTTGCGACGTTCCTCGGAACGCCGTCGAGTGCAAATCTTGCGGCGGCGGTCAGCGACGAAACGGGATCGGGTGCGCTCGTGTTCGCCACGTCTCCAACCCTCGTCACGCCAATCCTTGGAACACCTCAGAGCGGCACCCTTACGAGCTGCACGGGCTTGCCCATCAGCACGGGCGTCTCGGGTCTTGGCACGGGCATTGCAACGGCGTTGGCGGTCAATACGGGCAGCGCGGGTGCTCCGGTGCTGTTCAATGGTGCGTTGGGAACGCCTTCAAGCGGCACGGTCACGAACCTGACGGGCACGGCCTCAATCAACATCAACGGCACGGTGGGAGCCACGACGCCAGCGGCGGCTAGCGTGACGACGTTGGCATCAAGTGGAGTAATTACAAATACGCTCGCAGGCGGCAGTTTGTCCTTTAATTCAGTTTCGGGCAACACAGCCGGCACTTACAATCAGTTCACTACTTCAGCGGGAGCAAAAATCTATTACGGAATTGGCTCTCAGATTGTAGGCGGCACGACGGTAAACGACTTTGTTTTAGATTCGATTTCTGGAAATGTAATTATTTCAACAGCCGAAACAGCTCGCGCCACCATCACCTCCACCGGCCTAAACTCCACGGCCATCGGAGCCACGACGCCGAGCACGGGCGCGTTTACGACGTTGAGCGCGAGTGGAACCAGCCTGACATTAGGCACCAACTCCGGTTCTGGAACTGCGCGACGAGTCTTCGATGTTGAAGCAGGCGGGTATGCGTCACCCGGAGCTTTTAATACCGACTCTAACGGCGACAAAATAAACCTGTTCAAAGGTGGCGCTGGCTTGAGCTTTGATGCACGCATCGGCGTCGGAACTGCAAACAATGTTTGGTATCGTTCCTCTGGTAGCACGTCAGGCGCGGGCGTTCACGAGTTTTATGTAGGTAGCACGCCGACATTGATCCAATCAATCTCCTCCACCGGCCTCGCCGTGACCGGGGCGTTGTCGAGCACGGGAGCACTTGCCATCGGAAACACCGTCGCCACAGCCGTCGCCGTCGCCTCGACGCACAAGGTCACAATCGTCATCGGCGGCGTCACTTACTACCTTCTAGCCACAAACGTCTAATTACATGACCACTGAACAAGCACTCCAGAACCTCTACGCAGCCGCCCGCCAAGCGCCATTAAAGGCCGACGACCACGATCTTGTCCGCAAGTGCGCGGAACAGATTGCAGAGGCGTTAAAGCCAAAGGAACCGAAAGCCGAGTAACATGGCCGGAACCACCGACACGAACTGGCGCAGCTACGTTGGGCCGCAGGACAACGGGCTGACGGTGAACGCGGCTGAGTGGCAGGCTCCGCTGGATCCAGAGAACTGGGACGACTTGGTGAAATGCTCGAACTGCACCGGGCTCACTATAAGCGGGCTCACGATTCCAGCGGGCCGCGAGGACTCGATTGATTGCGTGCGCGGCGGCAATTACACGGTGCAGAACTGCACGGTTCATGGCTCGGTTACGATCAAGGGCGCGATCAACGGTCTGACGCTTTACGGCTCGGTCGTGAGTGGCACGATTGAGCTGGGGCAGTATGACAACTATTGGGAGCCGGGCCGCGCTCCGACGCAGAACGTTTCAATACTGGACTGCACTTCACCGGATGGCTCGCCGATTCGCGTCAAAGTCTGGGACGCCGAAGTGCCGTTCGTCCGAAATGCGAACGTGAAAATAACCAAAGTGCCGAAATGGATTTGGCTTCCTTACTTCCTTTTCCGCCGTTTGACGAATCCGAAGAAGGTATAACCCATGTTTCCTCTCGCTGAAGTTCTAGGCATCGGCACGAAGCTCATCGACAAGCTGATTCCGGACCCAGAAGCCAAGGCGAAGGCGCAACTGGAACTCGCGCAGCTGGCGCAGAACGGCGAGCTGGCGAAGATGAACGCGGACCTCGAAGCCTACCGCGTCGAGCAAGACAACCTGACCGACCGCCTCAAAGCGGACATGGCTTCGGACTCGTGGTGGTCGAAAAACATTCGGCCAATGACGCTCGCGGCGATCCTTGCTGGCTACTTTATTTTCGCGGGCATGTCAGCCTTCGGATACAACGCCAACGAGTCTTACGTTTCGCTGCTCGGTCAGTGGGGCATGCTCATCATGTCGTTCTATTTCGGCGGGCGCACTCTTGAGAAAATCATGGAGATGCGAAAAAAATGAACGACCACAAAGACCTGATGGAAGTCGCTAGGCTCTGGAAAGAGACCGGCTGGCTGACTGCGGTCATCGGCGGCGCTGGCATGGTTGCGCGACTCTTAGCCAACCCGATCCAAGGAACGATCTGGGACAGCGTGCGGCGCGTCATCATGGCGGCTATCGTCTCGACGCTCGCTTGGTTCATCGTTGAGCAAATCGAAGTCAGCTCACTTGTGAAGGCGGTCACCTACGGCGTCGCCGGGCTGCTCGCGCCGGAGATCATCGACGGCATCACGACGCTGGCAAAAAAGTATTCCAAGAACCCGGGCAAGCTGCTCAAGAAATGAACCCGAAGGTCATCACGGCGGCGCTCGCAGCGGTCGTCGTTTGTTTCGCAGGCGTCGGAGTGGTCACGGTCAAATCGGTCTCGAAGCACATCGCGGCGAGCGACAAAGAATTTGCGATGACGAGCAACGTGCTCAGTCCGCTTTTCGACATTTACGGGCTGGCTATCGTGGACGGTCAGGCAAAGGCAAGCAAGGGACTGATCAACGCGAACGAGTTTTGCGACTCGCTGGCGAAGCTCCAAGCTGAGGCGGAGCGATTGCTCGCAGAATTTGGCAACCCGACACAACTCGTGGCGCAGCACAAACTCGTTGCAGCCTACCTCAAAAAAGCGCGGTCAGCCTGCGACGCCGGGCAAATTGAAACGCTCAACTCGCCCGCCATGACCGCCGAGCTTTACGCGGTTATCGAGCCGATGACGGCGCTGATCAACAAGGCTCTGCACGAAGAGCTGACGATTTCGCGAACGCACAAGGACGCCGCGGATCGGGCTCTGCTTACATTTGAACGCTTTGCAAGCGTCGCGGCCGGGCTTGGAATGGTCTTTGCCGTCGCTCCGTGGATCGGCGCGAAGAAGAAGCCGGTCGTCGCAATCGCTCCAAAGGGTCGGAAAAAGAAGACAAAGCGCTGATCGGTTTTGACGGCCATCGCTTAGGCGATGGAACCCGTCATTACTTTCTCAGCCTCCGCAGGCGTCATCGATGCCGAAGCCGGCATCATTCGCGGCGTCTCGCTGATCACGAAAGGGCCGGCGCTGGGCCACGGCGTTATGATTGACGACAAGACCTTGGAGCAGGTGAAGACCGCGGCCGAGCAATACGCGGGCGGGCTCAAGGTAAAGCTCAACCACAGCGGCGGCGCCGGCGACATCGTCGGCTACATCGACACTCTGCGCATCAGCGGCGAGAAGCTGCTCGGCGATTTGCACCTTTTGCAAACTTCGCCGCATCGCGCTTACATTTTGGAGATCGCCGAGCGGATTCCAGACACGTTCGGGCTCTCAATCGCGTTCTCGGGTCCGTCGGAAAAAAGCACGGACAAACTCACGACTTTGCAACGGTGCTCGGAAATTTACTCGGTCGATCTCGTCAGCGAACCCGCTGCGAACCCGAACGGATTTTTTGCGCGCAAACTCAAACAATTTGAGAGCGACGCCAGCGAGTCGCCGGAAGCAGAAATCAAAATCGAAATTCCTATGAACGACGAAATGAAAAAGGCCATCGAAGGCATGATTCAGTCTGCCATGATGGGCATGAACGAAAAAGTCGCGAAGCTCGAAAGCGCTCTCGCTCCCAAAGAAGAGAAACCCGCCGCGATGAGCGCACAGAACGAAGTCGTGCAGCTCGCCGCCAACGCCGCCGCACTCGCAGCGGTCAAAGAATTTGCCAAGTCCTTCGGTGCGCCAGCCGCCCCGATTGCCTCGGCCGAAGCAGTCAAACCAGTCGCAAAGGTCGAGAAGTTCGAGGACGTCGTCGCCGCAAAAGCCACTGAGCTGAAGGGCAACAAATCCGAGGCCATCACCTTCGCGATCAAAAACCATGCTGACCTCTACGCCGCCTATCGTGCGCGCGTGCAGGCCGGCGAACTCGTCAAACTCTAATCAAAACCTACCATGGCCACTTCATTTAACCACACCGGCACTTTCTTGGCGAACTCGGCTATCACCGCGTTTCGTCTCGTGTCGATTTCCAACAACCGAGGTGTCGGTCTTGCAGCTACCGCCTCTTTGCCTGACGGCGTCGCAACGATTGACGCCGCTTCCGGCGATCAAATCACCGTCGAATTCCTCGGCGGCGGCACCATTAAAGCTACCTTGCTCGCCGGTCCTGTGACCGTGGGCGACACGCTTTTCTCCACCGCCAACGGAACCGTTGCCATCACCGGCACGATCACGGTCGGCAAATCTCTCAGCACCGCTTCGGACGCATCCACGATCATCGAGATGCTTCCCAAGAACATCTAATCCTCAAAAATAAATTACCATGTATTCAAATTCCGCAGCCATTTTCCGTGGCGACATCGCTGGCGTAGTTGAGCAGGCAAAAGACTGGGAGGCCGGTCTGATCGGCACCGCCGTCATGCCAATCCTCGACGTGCCAGTCCGCGCCGGCCAATACCCATCGTTCGTTCTCAAAGAGGGCCAGCTTCTCAAGAGCGACATGAAGAACCGCGCTCCATACAGCGATTACGCTCGTGGCACCCGCGCCTTCACCCAAGACACCTACACCGCTCTGGAATACGGCTACGAGGAGGCGGTTGACGATACCGTCACTCTCGACGTTGCCCGCTTCTTCGATGCCGAGGTGATGGCCGCAAAACTCGCCAAGCGCAAACTCTTGCTCGCGCACGAGCTTCGCGTCGCCTCGAAAATCTTCGATACCGGCGCGTTCACCTCGACCAACTCTGGCACCGCCTACACCGTCGCCAATTTGGCCACGTTCGACGTCGGCCAAGACGTGCAGGAGGCTCTCGACCGGATGCTTGCTCGCGGCGAGTCCACGACCAACACCCGCGTTGTCATCCCATACCCAGTATGGACCCGCCTCCGCGCTTCCACGAAATTCCAAAACCGTTTGCGCGGCACCGGTCTTTCGTCGGACACCATCCTGAACGCCAGCACCCAAGCGGCCGCCGAAGTCTTCGGCGTCGCCGAGGTTCTGATCGGTCGCGCTTCCTACGACAGCGCAC